AGATTCTAACGTAGGTTTTTCTGTAGATTCAATACCTAATATTTCATTTACTTTATCTTCAATTTTAGTCATATTACTATTTATCAACTACATTATAGTTGATTATACATCTGATCTTTTCTTTAGGTTGACAAGACGTATGCCAGTGAGAACCATCAAATAATACTACTCTACCTTGTTTAGGAGTAACTCTTTTTGATTCTTGTAAATCATCAAAGAAAGGTATTGGATCTTTTTTACTATATTTGTTTTTATAGATAACAGTATCTCCATCAGCATCTGTAACATAATACAATATAACTAAATGTTTGTCAAACAGGTCTATATGAGGCGTATCTATTTTTTTATTTTTAAGACTTAAAGGCAATTGTAAAAAAGAACGGCCTTGTATTATTTTTTTATAATCGTATTGAATATGTTTGCAACTATTTTGTATAATAGGTAAAACCAAATTGTGGTAGTCACTATTAATCTTTTCGTTGATTACAAATCTATGTTGAAAGCCAGGTCGTTGTTGTTTGTTCTCAGAAGCGTGTGTAACATCAGATATAAAAAACCAATTAAAGTTATCACTTAAAAGAGTAAGTTTAATTTTTTCTTGTAGATTCTTTTCTATAATGTTATCAATTACAATAGGTAGTTTCATATATCATAAACTACTTCAGCTTAGATCCTTTGAACCAACTTGGTAATCCTAAATGAGGACGGCCATCAAAGATGTTATCACTCGAACCTTTTGTTGCTTCATTATTGTAATGTAAAAATACTTGACCACAATCTTTGCCTTCAAAAGCATCTCTCCAGTGTTCACAAAGATTACCTTTATAAACAAGCATATCACCAGGTTTTAGAATTACTTTAACACCTTTTGTATGTTCAGTAACATATTTACCATCTTTTAATCCACCTTTTTTAGGATCTTTTTCAATATAGATAGGCCATTCATCGCCACCTAGATTTAATGTTGTAGATATTTCACAACTAAAACGGTCTTTGTGTCTATGAAGTATATCACCTTTTTTATAGATACGAGCATAAGCATATGTTGGTATCAATTTAATTTTTGTTAATTTTTCCATCTTTGGCTGAACAGCCAATAATAAAGTTTCCATAGCAACATCACCATAATGTGAATATGTATTTGGTACTTGTTCATCATTCCATACACCCCATTCAGTAGTGAACGGAGAAATAAATCTTGTATCAAAAAATGTTCTTGCTACTTGTCTTTTCATTAAAAAATAGTTATAAACAAATTCAGCCACCTTTGGTTCAATGGCTTCTTTTATCACTAGATAGTTATTCTTTTCAAAACTCATAATCTTTTTACTCCTTCTATTATCATATTTCTTACTGCCTGTATGTTAAAATGTATAAACCTAAATGGTTCTACACCATCATCAACGGCATATTGATGTGGCATATATGAATTAAAAAATATCATTGTACCAGGTTTCGGCCTATAATTCACTATATCTTGGCCAAAAGACACTTGTGATTTATCTTTTAATGGTAGTTTAGTCATCAAAGCTCCTGGTCTTGGATCGTGAAATAATGGAAAAGATGTTTTTTCAGAACACTTTAGAAAATAAAATCCTGATATATGGTTATCCCAATGAATATGTGTGTCGTGATGGCCACCACCATTTTTAGAAAACTCTTGTACCCAAAATTCAGTAAAGAACATTGTATATTGTTTCATATCAAAACCTTGGCCGTCCATTATATTCCAAGCTGTATTACCAATATAGTCTTGTATATCTTTTAGGCCTGGATCGTTTTGAAGTGGGCCAGAATGATAAGACATACCGTGGTCTTTCACTTTAGCAAAATCTTTTTTACCTAAAAACTTTTCTCTTTCTTTCATTTTAGGTTTTTCTCTATCGTAGGCCTCTTTTATATATCGATCACAAACTTTGTTTGTTGAATTTAACCATTCAGGTTTATCAATTACATAAATTGGGCAGCCAAAATACACATCTGTTCTTAAATCATTACCATTTGTTACTATTGCCATAATATACTCCTATTATCTAAACGGATATCCTAGATTCCACATTACTAAAGAATATCTAGTTCCTTTTGTTACTGGTGTTACACGATGCCATACAAAACTTGGAAAAACAATTATAGAACCACGAGGTCGTATTTCAATACACTCTTTTGTAGTCTTGCCTTTTGTCCATTCTGTATCCATTGAATTTCTAAAATCAAATTCTAAATTTCCTCCAACATATTCCGATGGGTCAACTAAAGAAACTGTTACTGATAATTTTCTTATTTTACCGTGATCTGGTGGCCAAGTGCCATCTGCATTTTGAGGTCGTTGATAAGGTTGATCCCAACTATCACAATGCCAGCCATAATATTGGCCAATTCCATATTTTGTAAATTGAGATGATTCAGTCCAATCCCAATCAAAGTTCCAACCTGCTAATCTATTTGCATCGTGAATATAAGGTTGAATCTCTTTATAGATCCAACGATCATTCATCCAAACAATATCGGATTTTCTTTTCTTTTGAATATTCTTTACGTCTTTTTTATCTAACTTACCTTTTGTTTTAATAATATTTTCAACACCACCTGTAACGGCCATTTCGGCTTGATGTTTTTTACCGTAATTGAGAATGTCATCACACAATTTTGGTGACAACGCTGATTGAAAATAGTAGTAGTAGTTTTTTAGATTCATTATGTAATTTCTATTTCATTAATATAACATATTTATAAGCTTTTGTAAAGCGATTTTTCTTATTGGAATTTGTATCTTATTATAATTATACCTTTACCACCATTACCACCCCATCCTGCAGATGCTGGTAATGGACTTCCATATCTTCCTCCACCTCCTCCACCTCCTCCAGTGTTAGCTGCTCCACTACAACCAGATCCAAAATTAGCTCCATATCCTCTGCCTCCACCACCTGGCCCTCCTGCTCCTCCTGTTGATGACGGTCCTTGATAAAATCCACCTCCACCTCCACCTGCATAAGTTGTAGGAGTACCTGATATACTATTTGTTGAACCATTTCCTCCAGCGCCTGCTGAAGAACAATTAGGAGCATCAAAACCTGCTGATCCTGCTCCACCACCACCTCCTCCTCCTTGAGCTGGTGAGGATGTTCCACCGACTCCTCCTGGATTTCCTTGCGGAGGACTTACTGGCGGAGTATTACCTGTTCCTCTAGTGCCTGCATAACTTGATCCACCTCCTGAACCTCCAGAACCTGCTGCGGGAGAGTTACCATAATTTGCTCCGCCGCCTCCACCTGTTGAAGTAATTGTTGAAAATACTGAATTGCTTCCTGCGCCACCATTTGTTGCTGAACTTGGCGAAGGAGTTATAGTACCTTGAGAGCCTCCAGCTCCTACTGTAATTGGATAAGTTGTTGCTGTTACAGGAAAAGATCCAGCATTACATCCTGGACTTGGAAAAGTTGTACGATAACCACCAGCTCCACCCCCTCCGGCTCCAGTACAATTGGAACCTCCTCCTCCAGCTCCACCCGCTACAACTAAATAATCTACTCGATAAGAACCTGCAGGATTACCAGCACAAGAAACAACAAAAGTACTATCACCTGTAAATGTATGAATTTTAAAAGAACCTGAAGTTGTTACTGTACCACCTGTAGCGGCCACATATTGAACAACTTGTAAATCGGCCACATTTGACTCAGTAACGTATTCCCATCCACGAGTAACATCAACATAAACTAAAACAACCGAAGCTCTATTCGTAGAAATTAAACTGTTGTTTGCTACACCTTGAATGTTATGACCATTTCTACCTATCGTTAAATTAAAAGTAGCAAAAGTGCCAGCGTAATCTTTGATTGCTATTGTATCGCCTCTTGTTGCTGATACTGGCAAAGTAAATGTGTGAGCTGCTGATGTAGTGTTGATAAAATAACCTCTACCGGCCACGCCAGTAGTACCTGTTGAACCATCTGCCACTATGACTGATTGCCAATCTAAAGCGTTGATGTTTGCTGAACCACCTAATGAAACCGAAGTGCTATTAATTGTTACTGATGAATTGGCTAATTTAGCATTTGCTATAGAACCGGCCAGTTTAGCGGCCGTTATAGAGTTGTCAGCAATATCTACTGCTGCTACTGAGCAATCTACTAATGCTTTTGAACCTATTTTTGAAATTGCCATATTCTAAAATCTTTCTTCTATTTATAATTAATATTTATTGAAATTTGTATCGTATTATCACTATGCCTTTACCGCCAGCACCTCCAGCAGGATAACTTGATGGTCCATAACTAGAAGCTCCTCCACCTCCTCCTGTATTAGATGTACCTGCCGTTCCTTGATTGCCGCCTGGAGGACCACCTGTCCCTCCCCCACCAGTTCCACCTGTTCCTGGAGTTCCTCCTGGAGAAGGAGATCCTTGTGGAGCTCCGCCTCCACCTCCAGCGTAAGCAACCGGACTACCTGAAATACTATTTGTAGAACCTGATCCACCGTTACCTCCATTTAAACCTGAAGCAGCAGATCCTGATGATGCTGCTCCACCTCCTCCACCACCAGCACCTCCATTAGGAGATGTAGATCCTGCTCCTCCTGGATTTCCTTGTGGAGGACTTACAGGCGGAGTATTTCCAGTTCCTGCTGTTTGAGGATAAGCAGAAGATCCCCCTCCTCCACCTGAACCACCATTACCGCAAGGATCAGGAGCACCACCACCCCTACCCCCTCCAGCAGATGTAATAGTTGAAAATATTGAAGGACTACCAGCATTTGCTGAAAAAGAACCAGGAGCACTACCTCCACCACCTACTGTAATTGGATATGTTATTGCTGTTATTGGAAAAGATCCTGCATTACAACCTGGACTTGGAAAAGTTGTACGATAACCACCAGCACCACCTCCACCTGCATAACTTTGACCTGCTCCTCCTCCTGCCACAACCAAATAATCTACATTAGCTGGCCCACCTGTAGGTGCCACAGGACTATTACCTAATTGAGAAACAACAAAAGTTCCATCACCCGTGAATGTATGAATCTTAAAATTACCTGAAGTTGTTACTGTACCGCCTGTTGCTGAAGTAAATAACGCCTGACCTAAATTTGCCACATTAGATTCTTCCACAAATTCCCATCCACGAGTTACATCAACATAAACTAATACAACACTGGCCCTATTCGTAGAAATTAAAGAATTATTGGCTACGCCTTGAATGTTATGGCCATTACGAGCAATTGTTAAATTGTAAGTAGCAAAAGTACCGGCATAATCTTTGATTGATATATTATCACCTCTTGTTGCCGATACAGGTAGTGTAAACGTATGAGCCGCTGAAGTTGTATTAATAAAATAACCACGGCCAGAAACACCTGTTGTACCTGTTGAACCGTCAGCAACGATAACTGATTGCCAATCCACAAATTTATTATTAAATGTAGCAGAACTTCCTAATGTTATAGAAGTGCCTGATACTGAAACTGTTGTGTTTGTTAATTTAACGTTTGTAACAGCACTATTTTGTAATTTAGCACTTGTAACTATACCATCATCAAACTCAGCCGTAGCTATTGAGCCGTCCGTAATACCTTTTGTACCTATCTTATTAAATGGCATATCTATATTTATTCATCCGTGTCTGTTGTTTTACTATAAACTCTACCATCTGTAAAGTTTTGTATAGTCGTTGTAAATCCAAAATCATCATTGGCATCAGCACCTGCTGGATTTGGAGTTATAGTAATTCTTTCTTCTCTTGCTTTTTCAGTAATATTCGTATTTGTATAAATGTCTGATTGCACAGTACGGATAACCTTTTGTGTACCTGCTGGCCCATATAGATATGTTTTAGCAGTAAAACTTAATGTATAAATGACAGCTCTACGTGTTGTAAAGTCACCATTATAACTATCTTCATAATTTACAGTGTTCAATATAATCGGCACATCTCTTTTAATGTTCATATTGGTTAATATATTTAAGGTAATTGTATAATCTGGTTGAAAATAAGGTAATATTTGTTCTACAATTTGTAGGCCATTTTCAGCCGTTGCTGTAAATATATTTAATGTGTAATTTATATTATAAGGTACTGGTGTGTAGTTTGTATTTAATATATTCGTTGTACCTGTTTTAACTGTTTTATATTTTTGCACTCTTGTTAATTTTCTTGTAGCGTCATAAGCAATACCTGATATTTCAAAACTCATACGTGGTAAAACTACAGCAAACTCTCTACTATCTAAACTGGCCTGTTGATCCAAACGAACCATAAACTTTTCTTTTGGTCCGTATGCTAAAGGAACACGTATGCTTTGAATTGATGTACCATTAGCGTCGGCCTTTTTAACTTGTATATTGTTAAAAATTGTACCAAAAGCTACAGTAAGTTTTCTTAGGCCTTCGTTATAGAAATAATCGTTAAACATTATGAGTAATCTCCTGGATCTCCAAATGGATTTGCTTCACTAAAATCTAATATATCATCTGCTGTTGATGCTGTATCAAATCCTGCTTCATTATCTAAATCATTATTAGCAGCGTAAGTTGATTGTGTTTGTAAACTATAAGTTTCTAATAAAATATATTGAGTTACATTATCAACACTGTCATCTTCTAACAGCATAGAACCTGATTCGTTTTCTAATGAAACTTGGAAAGCTAATTGACTTAAAGAATAAACGTCCTCTTTTTCATCTATTTCATCAACACCTGTATTTAATTCTTCTGAACTGTATTCCCAACGTGTGACTCTTAATTTATAAACTGGTAGATTTCCTAATTGAAAAAATGGTTGTTGATCTTCTACAAACTGTATTTCAAAAAAACTATTCATTAAAGGTAGATAAAGTATATCGCCTTCGTTTGGTCGGCCTTCTTTAATTAATACTGTACGAGAATTTACTAAATCGCCAAATCTTCTTTTAGAAATCATAAAGGTAGTATCTTCACGTATTTCTAAACCAAATTTATTAATTATTTCTTGTTGACCAGCAAAACCTTCTGATGTTTCAAAATATGCTTCAATTGGAAAAGCAGCATTAAATTTACTTGCTACATCTTCACCTAATATAATATCTTTATTAACAAGTGTTCGTGGTAAATAATAGACATCGTGGCCATACATACGTAGGCCTTCTATAATTAAATCTTCGTGTAGTGTTTGTTCAGCACGATTTCCTATACCATTGCCTTCCTGGAAATAATGATTTACTGGCATACATTACCCCATCATAAAAGTTGGACTTATTTCGTAAGAGTCTCTTATTTCTTTTTATAGTTTTTCTATTTCAGTTTGAGCTTCTGTAAATAATTTTTCTCCATTTAATGTAACTCCACCTATCATTGTAACACCATTAAATTTACTAAGGTTGGAACCCCATTGTCTTTTTATTTGAGACGTAACATATCTTTTTAACCAAATATCATTATACACATTTGGAAAAGAATCAGGATCTAATTTACGATAACACTCAATAATTAAATATTCATTTTCTTGTAGATCATTTGTCCAGTCCATATCAACATATAATCTATTGTCGTGTTGT